TTGATCTTTTAAGCATTTGATAACTTCTTTTACAGCCAAATCAATACCGCGCTTTAAATCCATTGGATTAGCACCTGACGTTACGTTCTTTAATCCGTGAGAAATAATAGCTGCTGCTAATACTGTCGCTGTTGTAGTTCCATCACCAGCAATATCAGCTGTTTTAGAAGATACCTCCTTTAACATTTGAGCACCAATATTTTTTACAGGATCTTTTAGCTCAATTTCTTTGGCTACCGAAACACCATCCTTTGTCATTACCGGTGCACCAAATTTCTTTTCAATTACAACGTTTCTTCCTTTCGGACCTAAAGTGGCGGCTACTGCTCGACTTAATTCTTGAATACCTTCAGATAATTTAAATCGAGCATCAGCGCCAAAATACAAATTTTTACTCATATAACTTATTATTTATTTTATTTAAAAATCATCTCCACCATCAGGCGAAGTTATTAATTCTAATTCTTCATCTGGATTTGATGGGTCATATTTCATAATATATACTTCACATAAACGCTCATATACTTGCTTTTTAAGTTTTGGATTTTCCTTAAATTTTGTAAGTATATTTGCTGACGTAAATACTATTTCTTCACCCGTTTCAATATCCACATAATCATAGTATGCACCGCGCTTCTTAACTAATTTATATTTAACTAATACATCAATCCAACTAGGAGCAGAATCAATACCTGAATCAAAATAAATATCATATTCAACTTCTCGACTTGGAGGGCCTAAACGATTTTTCTTTATTTTTAATTTGGTCTTAGCTCCTACAATAGAACCATCAGATGTTTTAATCATACCTAAATTATACAATGTCAATCTAACAGATGAATGGAATCCAACAGCTTTACCACCGCTTGTTTGAGTCTTTTCTCCAAAGCCCATTACCCCCACTTTATCTCTTAATTGATTTGTTAATACTAAGCAGATCTTTTGTCTACCGATCATATTAGTAATCTTACGCATTGCTTTTGATAATACAATTGCTTTAGTAGTAGCAAAACCATCCTTTTCGTAATCTGCTTCTTGCTCAACTTTTGTCGTTGCACCCATAATAGAGTCAATTGCAATACAAACTAAACGATCTTTATCTGCTTGCCTTACTTTTTCAATGATTGTTTCAACAATAGAAAATGCATCTTCAATAGTTTCTACCGGAGCATAAATCATTTTACTTAAGTCCATTCCTAACATTTCAAAGAAATCATTTGCAACAGCATTCTCAGTATCAATATAAATTGATAATCCTCCTTTGCGCTGACACTGAGCTAATATACTAGCTGTTAATAAAGACTTACCTGCAGCAGATTCGCCCATAATTTCAATAATTCGACCTACTGGTAATCCACCATTTGGTCTATTTGATATTGCTAAATCTACAATATCATTTCCTGTTGAAATCCAATCTGTAACGTTACTAGGAGAATCAGCATCTCTATCTAAAAAATACGCTACTTTATAATTCGTTTCTTTGAATTTTGTATTTAGTGTATTCGCCAGTAAAGAAGCTAAGTCCTCATTTATAACATCAGAAGGGATTCCGTCTGATTTCTTTTTTGCCATAAAATTAATTAGTTATTAAATAGCTTGTCAAATGCACTAGAAATATCGTCGGTTGTTTTTGTTTCTTCATGTTTTACAGCAACCTTCGGTGTGCTAATTGGTGCTTCTGGAGCAGAAGAAGATTCTTGAACACCTTCAGTATCACGATTTAACCAAGCAGTTAATACTGCCTTTAAATCTTCGTATGATGGCTCTTTAAAAATTTCAGTTAAGTTCTTTTGACCAGTTGCGATTTTTGTAAGAATTTCCTTATCTGTATGAACCGGAGTTTGATTTGGTTTAATACGAATTGATGTTTCTGGATAATCCTTTCCTGTTTGTTCTTTTGTTTTAAATTCAACAGTGATATCTCTACCTGAACTTGGGTCTGTAACATCACCATAATCTGGATCTGCAATAAATCCTAATATTTCTTGATAAACTGTTTTACCAAAACCCCAAAATTTAACACCTTCATGTTCTTTACCTCTAACAATAATAGGGGCATAAACACGCATTTTTGGTTCGATCTTTTTGCCTAACTTCCATTCTTCTTTTTTACCTGTTGATTGAAGTTTTTCAGCAAATTCTACTACTGGGTCTGGTTTTCCGAATGTTACTGGAGATAAATATTGTTTATTTCCAAATTCGTAATGAAAATACAACTCACTAAATGGGTTGTCTTTGTTAAATTGATAAGGAACGATTCTGATTACTTGTGTTCCCGGTTCTGGTTTCCAAAGGTTGTCTTGTCTTTCACCTTTTCCTGTGTTTTTTTGCAAATCTCCGAGCTTCGCTCTAATTGCATCTAAATTGATTGCCATTTGTTTTTTTTTGTTTTTTAAATTGTTTAACTTACTAAATACCTACCTGATATCTAAATTTCTTATCTAATATAATATATATTTCTTTTATTTCCTAGTTTATCTTCAAAATATCAAAAATTTCTAGCTTGTAAATCACTAATTCTTTTTCTGATACTATTATTGCGGAATTTCTATAATCTTCCCAATTTACTTTATAATTTCTATCCATTTCATTATTAAGAGTCTTTATTAAATAATTTAGACCATTAATAGTATATAATGTATTCGTTTCTTTATGTCTATGAATTGATATCGTATTATCAATCAATGTATTTAAATTCGCCCCGTCAATATTATATGTACAGGCCAATTCTTCTTTCTCCAATAATTTCAGTATGAAAATTTTACCGTTAAGTATATTATAGTTACTTAAGATAGTATCAACTGTATTTTGAATATTATTTTCTAATGTAAATGTGCAGAGTAGACGTATCAATTGTTGTAGATTTATTTAATATAAATATCTACAATGTTACATTTTTAAGGTTATGATAATCATATCCTGCTTGAATCTTTACAGGATACTTTCCGTTACATTCTAATATTTCTTGGCATTGCTTAATATACTTACCACCATCTTCTTTATGAAAATCAATCAAAATAGAGTCATAGTTATAAAGTATTAACTTACTTTTAAATCGTTCATTATAGTTCATCAACGCACTTAATATACCCATAGTTTCTTCCATCTCTAAGGATTGAATAAGATAATTAAGAAGCTTTTGAGAATTCATATCTACAAAAAAATTATTTTTTAATGTTCTTTTATAAATAGGCGTTTCTAAGTATTTTTGAGTTTTATATAATTTCCAATTAGTTTTTGTAAATTCATCTACTAATTTAAAAAATGGAATCTCTAAAAATTCTTTTTCAATACCCCCATATAATAATTTAAATGTTATTCCTTTACTTTGTTCATACTCTTCTTGAGATAAAATATCTTTTCCAAAGTAATATTTACCTAAATGCTCGTGCATATTTTCTTTACTAGGAAATTGATATCCTAATAATCCACCTAATAAACGAATATGATAAGCATCATAATCAAACTGTAATAAAAATCCATTATTTCCAAAACGAGACTTAAATGCTTTACGAATACCCGTTTCTTTATTTAATGCTGAATAATTTACAGAATCAAATCTGTTTGAAGGTCTTCCTGTTGTTGTATAAGGATTATATTCTGTATATACAAAATTATTTGTAATGGCCGCAGTTGTAAATGTAGATTTAAAAATATCTTCTTCAACATATAATCCATTTACTTCAATTTTATTTAATGTCTTTATAACATTATTATATTTTATAAATGATTCTGATATTTCAAAGGTTTTAAAGTTATCTAAGTATGTCTGTATAATATTATAATATTTTTCGTGCTGCTTTACAATGGGTAATAAAAAATTTAAATTTTTAAGATTAGAATACTTTTGATTAAAATAATCATGAACTGATGTATCAAATTCCTCAATATCTATAGATTTATTTGTTAAAAAATAAGGTATTAAATTTGCTTCATATATATGTTCGCAATTGATAATATTTAACAAATACTTTAAATTAAGTACAAATACTTCTTTAGCAGCGCATAACACAGATGAAATATCTGGATTAGTTATTTTTAATCCTTCTGAATGATCAATACTTATAATAGTATGTCTATCAACAGTTAAATCATATATAAACAATAAAGAAAGTGTGTTTACTTTATAATGTAAAAACGAATCTTTTAATATCGGCACGACAAACAAACGATGTCCCGATACTTTAGGAATTAATCTTTGTAACTCTTCGTGGGTCTCAATTATGGGCATCATATGCCCTAATATATATTATTTTTTATATAGTTCCAAATAATTTCTTAAATAATTTTGTAAACCGGGCATTTCTTCGTTATATTTTCGTACTATTTTAAAGTTGGCTTGTTCTACAACTACTGAGTTTCCTGTTATTTTCCACGGCAAAGAAATTGCTAAATATAAAACAGGGTCAATAGTACTTCCTATAGAATTCCATTGTTTAATGTCAATTTCAATAATAGTATCAGATGTATTATTTACTTTTTGTAAGAAATATCTAGTAACATATCCTTGCTCATAATCTTTATTAGAAGGAAAAGGATAATATCTTTGAGGCGTAACAAAATCTCTTATATTAACTTCTGTTAGTTCATCATACTTAAATAATTTTTCTGAGCGGTATGGCATTAAATATTCTGAAGTAAGTTCATTATAATCAAAGCCCGTCATTACCATTCCATCAGAATATGTATGATAATATCCTTTAAATTCAGTACCATTATTTAACATCCATTCTTTACCAGATGTTTTAAGACCAGTAGTTATTTGATCTTGAGGATAATATATTTTAGGTCTTTGTGCCATTATTTTTCTTTTACTCTATATATTGCTTCTAACTCAGTAGTCCAATCATTATTTTCTATTTTATGACGAATATTCATAACCGTCCAATATATACGACTATCTCTATATTGCTTTGGTAGCCAGTTAGTTTTAATAGCATTACCATATAAAAATCCATTAATACCATCTAATGTTAGTTTAAGATAAATAGGGAATACTGCCGTTTTTAAATTAAAGATATTAAATTTAGATACCCGTTCTCCGTTATAGTTTAATGTAATAGATTGCTGGATTGATGCTGTCTTTCTATAGATATTTTTTACTTTGTTATTCCATGTTCTTGTATTTGTCGGTATTTTACTTTGATCACCGGATATATTATTTACCCACGTTTTATTTAATTCATCTAATTCTTGTATTAATACTTCTAAAGATTCTTCTGCCTCAGTAATATTAATCCCTCCGCTAGTACTTGCAGGGTCTCCATAACTTACACCAGCACGTGTAAATGTAGCTACTTCAGATACAACTGCATCAGGTACTTTTGACTCTATATTCATGGAACGAACAATCGAACCTTTTGTCATCATAGGTATTTCAAATGGTCTGA